AATGACCTTAAACCTACACCGGGGCAGCCAGCCTGTAGGCACGCGGCGTATCGTCGGGAAGCGTGAATGGCACCGGGAAACCGGCAAAAGTAGCCGACAGCGGATGGCTCCGTCAGTCATCTTCCGCACGACTCGCTTTAGGCGTATTCCGTCTAAACCGTGCGGATTCACCATCAGTCATCAGGGTCTAGACCCTCCTTCTAGACCATCTTTAGCCTCAATCAGTCTTCAATCTAGAAGCCTGAACTAAAGTTGTTGCATTAACCTCCGTGAACAGTTACGCTTGTTCCTACCAACCACAGAGAGGTTTTTATGCACGAACTAGACGAAGCCGCATGGGAGCGATGGGTTGCCTACCGCAAGGCTATACGCAAGCCCATTAAGGAAGTCAGCGAACACGCGATGAAACTTAAACTGTCGCGCTTTGGTGCTGACCAAGATGCCGTGGTCGAGCAGTCCATTGCAGGTCAGTATCAGGGTTTGTTTGAACTGAAGGACAAGAAGAAGCCCGACCGCCCCCAAAAGTCACCGGAGCAGAAGGCGCAGGATGATGCGATGTTTATTGCCGCGCAAGACCGTGCCAGTAGAGGCTGGGACAAGCAGGAACCGACCCCGATAAACCGATTGAAACTCTGCGATGCGCTTTGGGCGAGGTATACCGTCGAGGAGGGCGCAGACACAGCCGAGCGCATGGAGTGGCTTCGCGGTGTCGTTGCGATGCACCTGCGCGATGCGCCTGCCGGGGAGGTATTGGGTAACCCGCACCTCAAGACGATGGTGTTTTGTCTCTTTGGCCCCCGTGGTATTTCACGGCTCAAAGAGCGGCAGGAGGTGAAGCCGTGAGCGAGAACATCACCCTGCCCCGCGAGGACATTATCCGATGGGCGCGGGAGGTCGAAGAGTACGCCGACACCATTTATCAAAAAGGCGAGTATCACCCCGGATGGTTGGAAGTTCGTGACCAACGCTTCGCCGCCCTTGTCGCAGCAGCCGAGCGGGAGGCGTGTGCGAAGATTGCCGACAGCCAGATAGAAAACACCGCCATCTTGCTGGTCAACCCCGGCAAATCTGCCGCAGCATGGGACATCGCTAACGCCATCCGTGCGAGGGGGAGCAAATGACCCGCACCTGTAAACAATGCGGTCAGAAGTTCTTTGGCGCGTCGAGCATCCTCCAGCATCGCAGCGGTGCGTGCGGTGGCGAGGAACTGCTAAGGTCTCGCGGCTGGGTTAAGACCCGCGCAGGTTGGGTATCACCACAACGCGCAGCGCACGACAAACGCCGTGGAGTTTGAGCGGCTGATGAAAAACCGGGATGCGCCGCATATTGATTACGGCGCGTTTCTTGGGCTGCTGCCGAACAACCCTAAAATCACGCCGTGCAATATCGACGGCATTGTGGAGCGCAAGGGCAAGTTCCTCGTACTAGAATGGAAGCGCGAGGGTGAGGCAATGTCCGAAGGGCTGCGCCGCACCTTGCAGGCACTTGCTGCCACGCCAAACTTCCAAGTGTGGGTGGTGCGCGGCGACACGGACAACGGGCTACGCATCGGACGGTTTTACTCGGTGCCACCTTTCGGCAAACCAAGGTTGTTAGGCGAAGGCGTGGATGAGTTCATTGCGGTGTACCGGCTGTGGTATGAGTACGCTGACGGGTCTTTCTGATGCGCTACGCCGCACGCCGGGATGCCAACGATGCCGCCATCACCGCAGCCGTGAGAGCGGCGGGGTTTACGGTGTACGATTTGGGGCAGGCAGGGCAGGGCGTGCCGGATAAACTGGTCACCGCCCCCGGTTTTGCTGCTTTCCTCGAAATTAAAACCCCGACGGGCAAACTGCGAAGGGGTCAAGAACGCTTCCAGATGGCGTTTGAGCCGCTTGGGATGTGGTACCTAGCCCGTGACCCTGCCGAAACGGTTGCGTGGCTTCAGACGCGACTGACGACAACCCAGAAGCCCTGCCCCATGAGTTGATGGTGCTGAAGATGGTGGATGTGGAACCGCTCACAGAGCCGGGGAAGCCACCACCGCGCAGGCTCTTGGATAAGATGGGCGTTCCTGCCGTCCGAAAGGGTCTTGTTAGCCGCCCCCGTGTGGACGCTGAAGAAACCCAACCGGGGCATGATACGGGCAAGGTCATCCAACACCGCGTCGAGCCGGTCGGGTTCGATGTGTTCTAGGACATCAATGCAGCAGACCATATCGGCTTCCTGCGGGTCGCCGTACTCTGGGAAGGCTGGGTCATAGGGTCGGTAGTCAATCGAGATACCCGCAGGCTCAAGGGCGCGTTGCAGGTTCTTCTTGCCAGCACCGTAGTCGGACAACGACTTGATGCCGTTATCCACGATTAACTTTGCAACGATGGGCGCAAAGGCGATGGAAGCCACGCCATAGGCGGGGTTGGTGTGGAGTTCGACCTGTTGGGCGCGGTAGGCTTCGGAGATGGTAGTCATGCTTGCATCCTTCCCTGTGGGGGTCTAGCATTATCGTACCATAGGGGAGAGTCATGGCTGCTCACGAAAAAACCGCTGCGCTTTTTGTCGGAACGATGCTTCACAGCGCGACCGTCACGCACCTTCAGCACTTTTCTACAAAGTCTTACGCGCAGCACAAAGCCCTACAGAAATACTACGAGGCTATCCCTGACCTTGTAGACGCATACACAGAGGCGTATCAGGGTAGGTACGGCATCATCACGGGCTACGATGTCGAGTTCCATAAGAACAGCAACCCGAAGGCGTATGTGAAGTCGCTGTTGACCTTCCTCGACGAAGTTAAAGGCTCACTCCCGAAGGACAGCGACCTTGTTAACCTGTTTGACGCGGTTGTGGATGGCGTGACGAGCCTCAAGTACAAACTTGAGAACTTGAGTTAATTATGGCTGCTGCTAACAAAAGCAAAAAAGCGGAACCGTCAAGGTTTGCTGCAGCGTTGCAATATTTTGATGAACTGCGCCGGAAGATAGCCGAAACGCAGGGTGTATCTGTTCCAGATGATTATGGGCAACGATTTGGCGCATCTGGCGACCCTGTCCCAAGCATGAATCAGTTAGGACAGTCTGTTAAGGGCGCAACACAGCGCATGGCAAGCCTTGACGCCCCCGAATCGCAGGGCGTAGGAGAAACGGCATTAGAAATTGCCGCAGGGTTTACCCCGTTGCAGTATCCGCAGGCAGGGCGGGATTTTGCGCGTTCCCGTCGCTCGGGTGACAAACTCGGCATGGCGTTGGCCTCGCTTGCAGCAATTCCTGTTGTGGGTGGCGTAGCCAAAGCCGCAAGCAAAACGCGCAAAGGGGCGGAAGAAGCGGAACAATTAGTTACTCGCGCAAAACGCAGGGTTGGAACAACCGGTCAATATGTTGGAGCGCCGCCGGGGGTTGATTCCCCGCAAAAACTTGGCGCGATGGTTAACAACTATGTAAACGCCATGCAGGAAGGACTGCCGGGGCGTAATTTTTATGTTGACAGCAGTCGAGACATTTTTGCTAGAACCGGAAACAATCCGGTTGAAGCAGACCTTTTTAATCAGAATATTGCCGCGTTAAGCCGCGCTAACAATGTTGGCGGTAATACTGCGATGTCTGCAAAGGGGCATATTCAAGCCGTAACGGGCGAACCAGTTCTAACTGGGCGGTTCCCATCGAGAGACAGCCCTCCGCTGCAAGCAATGTATGACGCGGGGCAAGCAGAATACCTCGGGCATAAACGCGACCCGTTTGCCACGCAGTTAGGCGTTGCATACGCACCCGAGAGAATTGGGCGCGGCGTTAACGATATGCACGAAGCAGAGTTGATGGGGTATCCGTCTGGCGCTGTTGGCGGTGCAACGCAACACGCATTTATGGACGAAGTGCGCCAACGCGCAATTGAACGCGCCAACCGAGAGCAACTTGGTGGTTTTAGCGATTGGAACACGGGAAATTCTCAAGCGGCGGCGTGGTCGGGAAACAAAATTCGTCGCGGAGACATTTCGGCTGGAGAGGCGGCAAGGTCATATGCCGACTACTTGCCATTGCAGGAAGCCAACGCAACTTATGAGGCGGTCAGTTCGCCAGTAACTGGTCACCTGCAAGGATTGCTTAACGCGCCGTTTGATGCACGGTCGGCATACACAGCAGATGTTCGCGGCTCATGGAACACCAGCCCGTCAGGTCGCGATATAGGCTACACGGCGGCTAGAATGTTGCCGGGAGAAACTGTTAACACCGTAGGCAGATTTAAAGACACCGCCAACCCTGCAATGGTGGCGCGTCCCGTAACCGGAACTTACACCACGGCAGACAAATCTCGCGCCCTAACGCCGGGGTCTGTGCAAGCACTAAACGCAGTAGAAGCGGCCCGAGCGTATTTTGATGTTCAAGAGGCTGGCGCTTGGCACAAGTTACTGCCTGCAAAGTCAGCCGCAGATTACTCTGGAGCATCCATTGACTTGGGTAAAAACATGACTCAAGCGGACATGGAGCGTATTGCTCCTCTGTTTGAGCAACGAGGTTATTACCTTGCAAGTGCGCCAAACGGCATAACAATTCTTGCAAACGAAGGCACAGCGCAGGGTGAAAAGTTTGCGAAAGAAGTGCGTGATATCGTAAAGAAAAACCCCGAGGCGTTTGGTAAAACAGAAATTGACTTTGGACGCGCCGAGACTGGATACATTGATTACGGGGACGCTTACCGCAGCAACACTCCGGGTGCGGTTACTGCGCGAATGCTTGAGATGATGGAACAAGCGCCCATGACGATGAAAAATTTAGATGTAAACCCTGCATATCGAGAAACCGTTGCAGCAAGAAATGCTCGGGACATTGATTACGCCGCAAAAGGATTTGGCGTTGCTCGAGAAGATGTGATTCGCGCCAGAAACATTTTCAAGGCAGAAGGGTTTGAGGGTTTGAGGAAAGCCGCAAAAGCGGGAATTGTTCCTGCGGTACTTGCAACATTTGGCGCACAGCAAATGCTTTCGGAAAACGAGGAAAAGAGATGAAACTCGGCAAGTCTGCAAAAAGTGCAGCGCAGTTAACATGGAAACAGGAGCGTTCCGACGAACGGTGGGAACGCCGTGCCGATATGCTGATGTTCAAATTTTCCCATGTGTCGGTCATGCTGCCGTCGCAGATAACGCACCTTAACGCTAACCGAGGCATTGCGGCGTAACGGTAAACAGAAGTAAACTGTTCACATGGTTAACGAAGGTTCTTTCAAAAAGGGCAGAAAGGGTGGCCCCGGCAGACCAAAGGGCGTGCCGAACGAATCAACACAACTGGCGAGAGAAGCCATTGCGCGATTCGTAGACGGCAACGCAGGTCGGCTACAGGGCTGGCTCGACGAGATACACCAAGAGAAGGGCGCAGAGGCGGCGTTTAAGTGCTTCAGCGACTTACTCGAATACCATGTGCCTAAACTCGCACGGCACGAGCACAGCGGCCCAGACGGCAGCAAGATTGAGATTGAGGCGACTTGGGGCAAGCCCGAGTGAAGCAGCGGGTAGAACTCCCGTATCGCCCTAGACGGGCTTTCATGCCGTTCCACGACCGCACAAAGCGATGGGCTTGCCTCGTCGCGCATCGGCGTGCTGGCAAGACTGTCGCAGCGGTCAACGATATCATCCGCGCAGCCTTCATGTACAAGGGGCCAAACGGCCTCTTCGGGTATGTCGCTCCATACCAGAACCAAGCACGCCGCATTGCGTGGGACTACTTCAAGCACTACGCCCAGCCGCTCATCAGCGACATTAACGAGCAGATGATGACCATCACGCTTGTTAACAACACGAAGGTCAGCCTATTCGGCGCAGACAACGCAGACGCAATGCGCGGACTTGGGTTCAGCGGCGTGTACATGGACGAGTACGGCGACTTCAAGCCCTCGGTATTTGGCAATGTGATACGCCCTGCGCTCTCGGACAAACAGGGTTGGGCTGTGTTCGCCGGTACGCCGAAAGGCAAGAACCAGTTTTGGGACATCTACGAGACGGCGCGGCGCATCCCAGACGAGTGGTTTGTCCTGCGCCTGCCTGCCAGCGAATCAGGCCTGCTGCCGCAGAGTGAACTTATCT